TAAGTAGTATTAGTATCTGTAGGAGTTACCCAAGAAAAACTTCCATCACCATCAGAACGTAAGAACTGAGAGGTAGTACCGTTTCCTGTTACATTTAAATGAGAAGCATCTACACCATTATCCACTAGCTCGGATGAATCTACTGAGTTAGCTGCAAGATGAGCTGCGGTAATGCTACCACTTGTAACACTAATAGCGCCTGCAGAATACGTAATACCTGATCCACCACTTAAATGAGAGTCAACATCAGAGTCTGCGTATCCTGCGGGAATAGAGATAGTATCTGTAGTGCTGTCGCCTCTAGCAAGAGTAATAGTAGTTCCTGAGATAGTCATAGCGTTTGCTGCCGAAGATAAAGACTGGTTTGACGTTTTAGCCGTTTTAGTTGCTAAAGCAGTAGTTAATGTAGAAGCGTAAGACGCGTCATCGTTGATTGCAAATGCTAACTCATTAAGAGTATCTAAGGTACCAGGTGCTCCACCGATTAAATCAGTAAGTTCAGTTTGAACATACGCAGTTGTTGCAATTTGCGTAGTATTGGTATTAGCTGCTGCTGTAGGAGCAATAGGAGCTCCAGTTAATGTAGGGCTTGCTAAAGTGGCTTTTAAATCTAAAGCCGCTTGTAAGCCATCTACATTACCAATAACATGGTTATGTGAATCGTCTGCAACAGTAGCTGTTAATGTTCCATTTCCTAAGTTAGTTAATGTAACCGCACCACTTAAGTCACCTGCTAAAGTAATAGTAGGATCAGCTGTTGCTGTTGTTGCCATAGATACGTTTCCTGAACCATCTACACTAGCTGATCCGGTTACTGCACCTGTTAATTCTAAAGTTCTAGCAGTTGCCCAAGCACTTGCTGTAGAAGCGTTACCAGTTAAAGCACCTGTAATAACTGTAGCTGTTAAATCACCAGTACCTAAATTAATATCTTTACTAGCATCTACAACTAAAGCTTTTAAAGCTGTTGCAGTACCTGCTGTGACACCTAATTCTGTAGCAGCTACTGTATCAGACTGGATTGCTGCAGTACCTGTTACATTACCTGTACCATCTAACGCAGCAGATGTCCAAACAACATCTCCAGTCATTCCAACAGTACGCCCAGTTGCTAAAGCTGTTGCTGTAGCAGAATTACCTGTACAAGATCCAGCAGAACCAGAAGTATTACCTGTTACATTACCGGTTAAAGCACCGGTAAATGTAGTTGCATGAATCTCAGCCCACTTCTTAGAAGAAGAACCAAGGTCATACGTGTTAGTAACATCAGGGATAACGTCAGAATTGATCTCACCACCAATAGTAACATTATCAGTACCTGCATCACCTAATGTGATTGTTCCGCCATTTGCGGTCATTGTGCCCGTGATAACAGCGTTACCACCAACATATAAATTTTCTTGTGTAGAAATACCACCAGTTACCTTTAAGGCCCCGGTAGTAGTACTTGATGCACTAGTAGCGCTAGCTACAGATAGATCTGCAGTACTATCAATAGTAAGCAAGCTTCCTGAGTGTGCGTCAATAGTATTTACTTTTAAAGTAGACATATTTTATAATTCCTTATTTATGATATAGATAAGTTAGCGCCTGCGCCAACATCTAAAGTTATTCCTGTGGCTACATCAACAGTTCCAGAAGAGGAAGCATTAAAGTTAGCAGCTACTGTATAGTTTGCTGTAATAGTAGGTTGAGTAAGCAAGAAAGGGGGGTTACCTCCATCTACTTGAACTCCACCTACGTATAGAGTAGTACAATTAACTGTACCGTTTACATCCAATTTATAGGAGGTATCCGGAGTTGATGTACCAATTCCAACAGTTGATGTGTTGTATATAAATGTTCCAGAGTCTGTCCATATATTAGTAAGAGTAGTATTTTCCCATTTACTATTACTACTATTATACTGCAAGACTTGGTCATTTGCTAAACCACTAATATTAACATCATCTAAGGAACTTACATTTCGAGTGGTTAACTCCAATATATTATTGGAAGTATCTCGAACGAATAATTTCTTATCTGCTAAGTTAATAGCGATTTCACCTGCCTCTATATTAGCGGTACTAGGTACATTACTAGAGGTGGTGGTTCTTTTCGGTTTAAATTTTATGGCCATTTGGCTCTCCCTTATTTCAATTTGCTATATAGCTGGGTAGGGTAAGACCTATTTAAGGTCTAATCCGATGTTATTAGATCTGAAACTTTCAATATTGAACCTGTACACACTTTAACAACTACATCTACTGCTATTGCAGGATCTGAAGTTGACTCAGCATTATATGTACAAGGTATATCGTAACTTTCAGTTATTAAAGAAGCTGATTCTGCGAACCATCCCGGACCTACTTTCTTACCTGTGGCAAGAGTTATCTGTCCGGAGGAGTTGAATATTCCATCTACTTCTAATGTATAAGTGCCGGAGTGTGTATTCTTTCCTATAGATGTTTTACTGGATGTTCCAGCATCTACATAATAGGTTCTACCTACACTAGTACTCCAGACACCTAAGTCTCTACTATAGTTCTCCCACCTACTATTACCACTATTATAGTGTAGTAGTTGAGTATTACTAATACCAGACAGATAAATATCATCTAAAGATGATGCTGTTCTAGTGGTTAACTCCAATATATTATTGGAAGTATCTCGAACGAACAGTTTTTTATCTGCTAGGTTGATAGCGATTTCGCCTGCCTCTAAGTTAGAAGTAGTAGGAACCGTACCCGCACTAGTAGTACGTTTTGGTTTTATGACATGGTACATATCTATTCCTATTAAAATAGGGCTATAAGGCCCTATTACTTTTTACTTAGAAAGTTCCGCCATCTAGAGTACTACTATCTAAAGAAGCCTCTAATGTGCCGGAAACAATGGCATTACCACTAACATTTAAGTTATTCTGAGTAGATATACCCCCTGCAACTCGTAGAGCACCAGTGGTGCTACTACTAGAAGTAGTGGTAGACTCAATATTCAAGTCCGCGGTACTATCTACATCAATTTTAGTTCCGGTATACGAATCTAAGTTATTTACTTGTAAAGTTGACATATGGTATCCTCAATTCTAAATTTCTTTGGTAAAAATCAATTATTAACCCAAGTGTGTTACTTAGGATAATATCAAAAGTTAAAAAGTAAACTTAGAACGTACCTCCGTCCAATTCATTAGACCACTCAGGAGCTGTTGCACCAGAATTCATCTTCATAAATTGACCGCCAGTACCTTTACTAAGCTTAGAGATAGTAGTAGATCCTGTAGCATACATGATATCACCAGAACTAAAGCTAGAAATACCTGTTCCTCCATAATCTACTCCTACCGTGTCACCCTGCCATGTACCAGAAGCAATAGTACCTAAAGTGGTAATCGCAGATTGTCCAGCCCATGTAGTATTGATCTGTATTGAGTTAGCATTAGCTGTAATACCATTTCCAGCAACAACATCAAGAGTGTTACCTGTTTTGGTCATACCAGTACCAGCAGTAAGTTGTCCAGCACCTGAGAACTGAGCGAATGTTAGACCAGTTGTACCAACTGTAACGTCCCCATTATTTGTAACTACCCAACCAGAGTCAGCATTTGTAGTACCTTCTTCAACGAAAGTAAATGTTCCACCGCTTACTTCAGAACTTGCATCGAAGTCTGTAGCTCTTGTAGGAGCTCCTGAAGCATTTACAGTATAAATACCATTTTCAGAAGCAGTTGACTGATTCTTAAGGAAAATACGATCACCAGTAGCTAAAGTAACACCATCAACAGTGCTTGCATTATCGAAAGCTGAAGCCAGAGTACCAGAAGCTGTAGTAGCTACACGAACTGAGTCTTTAACATCTAATCCAGTTTTAACTGCATCTACATATGCTTTAGTAGCTGCATCTTGAGCCTGTGAAGGATCTGCAACATTTGTAACTCTGTTTGCACCCATTGTAACTGTTTGTGAAGCAGAAACTGCTAAACCATCTAATGTACCTACTGTAGTAACGTTTGTTTGAGCTGCTGTTTGCAATGTACCAGTTACGTTTGTAGCTGTAATATCGCCTGAGCCTAAGTTAATGTCTTTGTTAGCGTCTACAACTAAAGCCTTAGAAGCTACTGCAGTACCTGCTGTTGCGCC